TGAATTTTGGTGAAATAGACCGTAGCGTTTCATACAGGGGGTTTTTGTGGTAAGGTAATAAATTATTTTAGGGTATCAAAGTCTTTTCGGAAAAATTTACCAAGAACATTATCATTAATATATTGGTTTGGTCTTTCAAGTACCTCATTTATAAAAAGGTATTTGGTTTCGTAGTAAGTTAATAACTTTTTTGTGGGAACAAAACAAAGTATTTCACGTTTGAAATCTTCTTTATTACCATCTTTTATTAACTGTTTTATTTCGGATTGTGACCCATAATAGGTTTTCCAATCAGATTCTTTTACTATTTGTTTTTTCTTACTTGATCTTCTATCAGTTAAAGCTGCTAGTTCTTTTTTACCTAATGCTTTATTAGTAATTGACATTAATTGTTTTTTACCTAAGTATTTTTTGCCTGTAGGAATGTGTGTCACCTCATAAATAAACCCGAAAGTGTTTTCGGGCATATCTGAAAGTTCTGTTATTATTTTTCCTTTATAAATCCAAGTTGGAGTTGTAACCATAATTGTGTTTTGTTCTAAATATCGTACTTGACTACAAAAACCGTATCTGTTGTTGAAGAAAGTGGAATTGGTTGAGCTAATTTAGCTACCGCTAGTAATTCACTTCTATTATTATATAATCCTACTGTTGTAACATAAGGAGCAAATATTGAACCTGTAGCAAAATCTCTTAATGAACCTGAATTATCTGTTGAAATTGTAGGGTTCATAGACATATTAAAGTCATTTTCTCCTACTTTACAACGAACTTCATTTTCATAAATGATGTGCTCATTTTTAAAGCTTAATACCGCATTTAGGTCTTGTGGTAATGGTGGATCTAAAACTGGGGGGATTATAGCCATATGTTAAGGAGTTAAAGGTTCTATTGAACAAGTAATTGTTAATTCAGGACCATAAAATGATCTATCTATGTCTAATCTTAATTCAGGTTTATTATATGTAGTAAGTATTCCATTAATGTAATCAGTTATAGTATCAGTACTATCACAATAAATAAACTGATTGGTACCTGCTGAGTAATTAGTGTTAAATGTTTGATTTGGGTATAAAGAAGGGGTAATTAAAGATTTAGCAGTAGTATACACATTACCATTGACATTAGGATTATTACTAGTTATTGTAGCTTTATATTTAAGATTTCTATCTTCATCATAATTATTATATAATCTATAACGACCTATAGCCCCAATTTCTATCCAAGGTTCAAGTATATTTTCATTTGATGAAATCCCCGCTACATAATAAGTGTAATTATTACCCGGAAGTATAGTAGTTAGAGAAACTTGAGTATGACTAGAATTTGGACTTATAAGTTGAAGACTTACTTGTGTATTATTAATTACTTTAATGTAAGCAAATTCAAATCTAGAAGGTGGACCTACCTCATCACCACAAGTAGCTGTAATTGTATTACTATAAGAAGAGATTGCTCCATTACTACAACTATTATAGGCTCTAAAATACATAATATCATTAGGCTCAACACCACTTCCCCAATCATCAGTAAAATTAAGAGGTAATATTGATGGAGAAGCATTAGTTATAATATGAGAAGCATAATCAGCAAAATCAGACCAAGGACCATAATCTATAACAGTATATGTAGCATTAGCTGAAGCTGAATTATATGTAATAGAGTATTCTGATTGCCAGTTTCCAGTACAATTTTCAGGAGTAGCTGATATTAATGTAGGAGCAAAACATCCACTTACAGCACATGAAGCTGTATTTTCATAGTATCTTTGATAATAAATTTGGGTGCGGCAAGGATTAAAATCATCTAGAGTTCCAGAAACAAATGATGCTGTAAAATTTACAATAGGTCCAAATAAATTAGAGCCGTTAGAATAACTAGAAGTTACTAATGAGCCTGAAAAAGGACCTGAATTAAACATTTGTCTTACTCCAGAACTTGAAACATATCCTGTGTTTTGCCCTGAGGCTGTTACACAGTATGAACCTGTGTATTCATATGTTCTTCCAAATATTTGTATACTTGAAGTAGCACTAGTACATCCATTAGAATCTACTACAAAAGCTTTATATAAACCTGAATTTAACCCATCTAAATCTACTGAACTTGAATCAGATGTATATAGAGTTCCTGATCCGGTTTCAAATGCATAATAAATATATGGTGAAGTTCCTCCTGAGGCGCTAAATGATATAGCATTAGAACATGAATTTATATAAGAAGCTGTTATATTAAATGATAATGTAGTAGAAGATGTTATAGTAAAAGTATTACTATAAGATTGGCATTCATTTGTACCTAAAGCAAATACAGTTAAATCATAACTTCCAGTAACTAAACCAGATGCCGTTACTGTATTGTTTGGAAACGAGCTTAAATTAACATTACTATAAATTGGGTTCGAATCAGGATCTAATAAATTAACTATTAAGGTATCTGTTACATTAGTAAATGCTATTGAAAGTGATCCATTTATTCCAGCATAGCAAGACACATTAGATTGAGTTACACTAGCGGTTAAAGGAGTATAAATACTTAAATTTACTATTGAACTTGTAGTACATAAATTTTTATCTCTAGCTACTATAGTATGAGAACCAGTTGATAACCCATCAAAAAGTTTTGGTAATCCAAAATAAGAGCCTCCATCTATAGAAGCAGAATCAGCTGTACCTGTTCCATCATCTTCAACATAGATTTTACCATCATTACTTATACCTGAACATGGGTTTTTTATAACTGTTGTTGTATATGATATAGGGGCATACCATGAGGAAAATGAAGCTGAATAAACTGTATTAGTATGGTCTTTAACATAGATTATATTATTATCTCCTGCAGGCATTGATCCTGAAAGAGTAGCTCCAAATATAATACTTGAACCTGTATAACTAGCACCTCCATCTAATGAATAGCTATAATAAGGTACTCCATAATTTACATCAAAACTAACAGCTAAACTACCCGTAGTTCCATAACAAACTGTTGTTGTATTTATATTACTTATATCTAAAGGTAAAGCTGTTATCTCTAAATTTATAGAACTTGTATTACTTCTAATACTATTATAATTACCTACTGTATAATTTAATTGATAATTTCCTGTTATTACAGCGGTTTGATTTGGAGTAATTGTTATAATACCATTACTTATAGTGTAATCTGGGAAATTAGTTCCATATATTTCTACACTAGAAGGATCTATATTTCCGCAATCAGAAAAATCATTTGCTAATATGTCTATAGTTTGAGAGGCATATTCTGTATTTTGATATGAATAATAATCATTTACTGATGTGGGAGGAGCACCAAATACACAAAGATATTTTTGATTAGTAAGTACTATTAGTCCTTGAGAATAAAATACGTTACCAATATAAGCTGAAGTAAAAGTATCAATTAGGTTACCTTCACCATCATCTTGAATATTATAGGCTGAGGCTGAGATATTAATTGATTTAGGAGATAATCCTGATCCAAATATGTTTTGGTCAACTGATATTACTACTATTTTACTTCCTTGGTCAGGATCAAATATTGATTCATCATATATACTTGAAGAAATGTCATATAAATCGGATCCAAAAAGAGTTCCATTACTTCCTAAAGCTGTACTTCCAGTTACTGTAGGAAGATTTCTATTAGCAGCTAACATTGACCCTGAAGTTAGGGTAGACTGTTCATAGTTAATAAAGGATGAGGATTGGAAAAATTCTCCTGTGGATGATCCCGAGGTGTAATTTTGGTAATAAAGATTCTTTATAGAGTTAAAAATTAATCTTCTATACTCTTCATTGGATGTTTCAGAATCGTTGATAGGGTCAAAAGGATTAGTTCTATCAATAGGTAAGTTTTCACCTATATAAATTGTAATTCCATTTTGAGATAAGGTAGTATTAGTAACCTCCCATTGCTTATTAGCTATATAGGAGGTTAATGATACATCATTTGAATTTAATGTTTTGTATGAAAAACTCATTCATTAAAAGTCTAATTTTACTCTAATAAGGGCTTCTTTTGTAAAATCTTTTGTTAGGGGAGTTGATAATTTAGCTACAGCTAATAATTCATTATTATCATTATACATACCTACGGTTGTAATAAAAGTTTGTGGGTTATTAACCAATGTAGGGTAATAAAAATCCCCACTACCACTTATCATAGAAGGATTTGTAGTATAGTTAAAATCACCATTTTTAATTCTAACAAAAATATAATCTGAAGTGATAGTTTCTTCACTGTTTAAAGAAAATGCAGGATTTGCTCCATTTATAGCATTAAATAATGAAGAATTTACTGTACCTAAATTAGCAGTATTATTAGCACTTGGAATAGATAGTTGTATTCCACCAAAACTAGCAGATAAAGCTAAAGCTCGAGAATTTAGTAAAATTAAACCTACATCAGGTAAAAATTTACCATATGAACCTGAGTTTGTATATCCAGCAGCTGCACTGCTACTTACAGGTATTGATGTAGTAGCTGAGCCATTAGATCCACTTACAATATCAAAGATTCTACCAGCATCACAATATGTTACTGTAGTAACATTATTACTATTATCAGTTAAATTAACTCGTCCTGAACCTGATAAGGTTAAATTAAAAGTACCTACGAATAATTTTTCTTTATAATTTGCTCTGTTAATATTAATTACATAGAAATCAGGTGAATTAGTATTACCAGTTCCAAAACTAATATTAGTATTTTCATCTCCATTTATTAATGTTCTAAATTGACCATAAGTAATTCTTGTTGGAGATTTACCAACTACTGAGACATTTAAAGGGGCAGATCCTGATCCATCTACTTGACCATAAGCAATTGAAAATTGTGAGTAATCAGAAGTATACACTGATGGATTTCTCCAGTATACTGGTAAATAGGCATTATTAGTAATAGGGGTTGAAGATGTAAAGTATGAAGTTAGAGTGGTTTGATTATTACTCCATAGTGTTGAAACTATTGAATCCGAACTTACTACAAAGTCTTCAGTATTTAAAGGTATAAAGCTCATGTTTTATTTTATTAGCTAGTTACTTTAGTTATTGTTACAGGGATTGTTACTCTAGCTCCAGAATCTCTACCAATTATAGTTAAGATAGTTGATAATGAAGATTGAGCACCAAATAATGTATTAACAGTAGTTGCTGTTAAGTTTATAGTAGCTCCAATTACTGTTCTTGAAACATTAGTTCCAATTGTTGTTGTTGAATTTAAAGCAGCAACTTCAGCAGTATTAATACCTACACCATTAAATGTAGCTAATAATCTTGAATCACCAATAGTAGCTGTGTAACCTGAAGATTCAAATGTAGTTGAAGTTCCTAAGTAATTTAAGGTTTGAGGAGTAATAGCTAAAGTAGCTCCTTGACGCAATATAATAGAAGTATAACCTACATTTAATACAGGTAATTTAGCAGTACCACGTGGTAGTGTTAAAAGTTTATACTTCATAATTTGAGTCTCATCAGGAAAGGCTTCCAATATTGGCATAGCTTCAATAGCTTCACCATAATAAGCTGATCCTGATGGATGTGTTGGATTGTACAGAGTATAATCAATCTCATCATCTGATAATGAAAATTGAGTAATTCTAAATGAACCGTCATTTTTAGCTAAAAGTTCTCTACCTTTTTTAGTTAAGATAGCATCTACGGTTACGGATGTGTTATTTAAGAATCCCATATTGTTTTATTCGATTACTAATTATAAATATGTATATTTTTTATTTTTTTAAATTAAATTTAATTAAAATCCTCCTCCTTGAACATCAGTAATATTAGTAGTAGATACATCTAATAAGTTTTGTGCTTTTAATCTTTTAACAATATTAGCGGCGTCATCTTTCATTTCTTTATTTAAATATTCTGGTAGTAATATTCCTGGGGAAGTTTGTCCTGGATTTTTATTAGTTAATAATACTATATTAGTTTCATCTTCAATTCTAGACAACATTATAAAATTTAAAATACGACCTATAGTTGAACCTGAAGGATTATTTGAACATGCCTGACTAGGAATATCAGGAGGAGTAGTTACATCCAAATCATTTAATTCAGATATTTCAAATACTAATCTACCATCGTAAGAACCAGTACCATTAACTCCAGTACCGGGTAGTTGAGATGGGGGATAAATGTTTATAATTTCTCTTTCAAATACTGAAGAGAAAGGAAATCTTTCATTATCATGATTATAAAATCTAATTAAATCTCCTTTTTTAGGATTAAAATATTCTGTTATATCCTGATAACCTAAATCTAATGTTTGTTGTGGTAATGTTTGTTTTATAAGATTTCCATAGTAAGAAGCACTAGGTACATAATGATCATAATATAATTTAGATAATGCATATGAGGCGGTTAATAAAGTAAATAAACTACCACTTACTTCTTTATTTCCTCTTTCAAAATACCAGTTATTTATACTAGCTGAAGAGCTATATCCAGTATCTGATGAGCCTGTAATATAAATAGTACCTGGGGCTTGTGTATTGTAATAATTTGATCCTAGATTAGTTCTAATTATTGAAGCTGTAGGTTTAGATGTGAATTGTATTGAAGAGGAAATATTATTTGTTAATCCATTAAAGATAAAATCTTGACGAATATTACCTATAGCTCCTTGCAAATTTCTTAGTTTAATTTCTCCACCCATACTATCTCTAGGTAAAATTATTTCACCTTCAAAAGGGTATGTTGCTATTATGACT